GTTTTTCAAGATGTTCTTTGAATAAGTATAGAAGATCAACAGGTATCTGGGTTAATGTTATTTTGCTTTCATTAATCTGTTTTTGTGTACTTTCAACAAGAATTGAAAGACCATAATTGTTAGCGTCAATTTCAAATTGAGAACTGCAAATTTCTTTAAAATCATCTTTGAAATTATTTTTGAAAGCGTCACAATAACTTATACACTTGCTAGTTAATCCATCGTTTTCTGCCAATTTCAATGTTTCAGCCTTTGCAGCAACTGCTAAAGGTAAAACAAAAACTCCAGATTCAGAAATTCGTTTAGAACAGAATTCAGGAAATTTACCACAATCAAAAGTCATTTGTTTTAAAATCTCATGGTTTCTGTTTATGTTTGGTATTATTTTGTTTACAACCAAGTCATCAGAACAAATGGCAATTGGACAGTTTTGATTTAAATGAGTGAAGTATACCATCAAATTTTCTATAGTATTAATAGCAAAAATACCAGGTTGACCAGTTGTATTACCATGATACCCTTTTTTAGAATATTCAGTTAAGATCAAAACAAAAAATTCCAAAAATTCATCAGGAATGCCCATTCTTTTTAATAAAGTCAATAAGGCTGCACTACAGTACCTACCAACATTTTCATCGAAATTAGTTGTGTCGATTGAAGTTGAAGTTTCACTAAAATCCCAATGTTTCAAAAAAAAAGAGTGAAGTGAGGTGTCATTATCTCTAACATAAATCTTAATAGGTAGATTGTTTTTTTTTATCGACTGTTCAATCGTAAATATTATGTAGTTGAAAATAACTCCTTCCATAGCATTTATAATGTCTGTTACAGCTTGTATTTTGTGACCTTTTTTGACAACATTTTTAAGAACAGCAGGTTGTTTAGATAAAAATTGACTTTTTAAAAACCAAGAAGGGATTTCGTCTATACCATCACCCAAATTTCCACTTACAATTAAATTTTTAAGAACGGCAGCGGGTTTTTGAATTTTAGTGAAAAACTTTGAATTTAACGACTTGTTCCAAACAGAATCATTGAATTCATCATTTAAATGTAAATTTGCCATAAAATTGTCAACGAGTTTAACTGAGTCTTTATTTCCAATTGAAGTTAAGATTCCA